TACAACGAGACTTAGAACTAACTGAGAAAGTTATGGTCAAGCAAATGGAAGAGTTGTCTAAGCGACCTCATCTCCGTAAGCTCATAGCTCTACACAACCAAGACTTACTAGTGCTGCAAGCTATGGAATACAATGGTATGCAGTATGATTATGATAAGTCTAAAGTATTAGGAGATGAACTTGAAGAACAGATATCCAAACTTAACAAGAAGCTGCATGACTTTCATGCTTACGATGATTTTAATCCCAATTCTGGCGAGCATCTTTCTGCTTTTCTTTATGGTGGGATCATTAAGGAGCGTTTTCAACGCCCCATTGGACATTACAAGACTGGCGTACGCACAGGCGAAGTTAAGTATAGGTGGGAAGAGCAAGACAAAGAGTTTCCACGAAGAATAAATCCTTTGCCTAAGACTGAGCTTAAGAAAGAAGGGTTCTTCAGTACGAATGAAGAGACCTTACGTAAGCTAACACCACGTAGTGATGAAGGTAAAGAGATACTAAGAATTATATTGGCACGTGCTACCATGCAGAAACGTATGACTACATACTATCATGGTGTGCCACAACTAATTGATGAGATGCACTGGGCTAATGGAATCATACATGGTCAACTCAATCAATGTAGGACTAAGACAGGTAGGTTAAGTAGTAGTAAGCCTAACCTACAGAACTTTGATGGAGAGATTAAGACTCTCTTCCCAACTAGATATGGAGAACAGATATGAATGAAGAAGATAACTTTGAATTTAAAGAAAGACAACTAGAACGACAAGCATTAGAGCAAGCAGCTGACTTAAGTATTTGTATAGATTTTAGTGAGGTGTTACATAAACATAGTGTAGAGTATGTGCTAAATAGAATGTTACCTAGTGCTAAACAAGAACTAAAACGTAAGATAATAAATGATTATCATAAACGATTAATAGACTCTAACGTAGGATTATAATATGTTACTTAATGCAGATGCAAAACAACTTGAATGGATATGTGCTACCTATCTATCCCAAGATAAGGTAGCTATAGATGAGATCAACAACCAAGTTGATCAACATGCTGATAACCAAGCAAGGTTTGGATTGCCCTCACGATTGATTGCTAAGACTTTTGTCTTTAGATTAATCTATGGTGGTAGTGCTTTTAGTTATGCTAATGATCCTAACTTTAAAGACATAGGTAATGAAACCTTTTGGCAAGGTGTGATTGATCAGTTCTATGATAAGTATACAGGACTTAAAGCATGGCATGATAAGATAATGTTTGATGTAAAACAAACTAATCAGTTAGTGATGCCAACAGGCAGAACATATGAATACCAACCTGAGGTTAATAGTCAAGGTAATCTTAAGTATCCTCGCACACGAATCCTTAACTATCCAGTGCAAGGACTCGGTGCTGACCTAATGACTATAGCTCGTGTTAGTTTGTATAACAAGATAGTAAACATGGAAGGTGTTAAGTTAATCAATACAGTACATGATTCTATCATGCTTGACTTTGATGAAAAGGTATGTTATACTAATAGTATAGTTCCAATTGTTAAAGAATCATTTGAGAATGTACCAGCAAACTTTAAACATTTGTTTGGTAAAGATTTCAACCTCCCAGTTAGGGTTGATATACAAGTAGGTAATAGCTGGGGTAACGTAGAAGATGTATAATTTTATAGGAGATTTATATGCAAGTTAATGTTGTAGATGTATCAAGCTTAAACACACATGCTGCTAAGAATGGTAGACAATACCAATCATTAGAAATCATGTACAAGAACGATCAAGGGCAAGCACAGTCTAAAAAGCTGATGTCATTCGCTAACCCTGCCGTGTTTAAAGCTGCTCAAGAATGGCAAAAAGGTGATGTCGTACATGTTAGCACTGAGAAAGATGCTAATGGTTATTGGCAATGGACAGCAGTTGGTGATGCAGATACTACTACAGACAATCGTGGTGGTGATACTGCAGCAGCTCCTCAAGCTAAGGCAAGTGCTCCTACAACTCGTGTAACAGGTAGTAACTACGAGACTAAGGATGAACGTGCTGCAAGGCAAGTAATGATAGTCCGTCAATCATCTATCTCTAATGCAGTAGCAACACTAGCTTTAGCAGGTAGCAATACTACACAAGGTAATCCAAGTGAAGTCATTGCTCTAGCTAAACAGTATGAAGCTTATGTGTTAGGGCAAGCTGCCACTACAGCAGCTGAAGACTTTTCTGCAATTGAAGACATACCATTCTAGGAGAAACTATGGAAGATAGAGATAGAGCAAGTTTACTAGGAGCGATAGCAGTAGCTATTGCTCTACTACTCTTAGTGTACTTAGTACAAAAAGAAAGAGTTTATGATATAGTAGGAGATGAAGTAGTAACCATTGTAGCACCTGCTATACCTGAACCTTATGTAGTAGATTCATATGAATCATCAGTAATAGCAGTACAATCTTGGGATCATTTAGAAGCAGACAATGTTCCTTTACTTGAGATTGAACCTGTTGACGATGTTGTTTATGATTACATTTTAGATGAACAACTAACAGAGCTACCACCTTTACAAGGATAAACATGATTGCATTAATTGACCATGACTTAGTTGTCTTTAGATGTGCTGCAAGTGCAGAACAAGATGACTTTGGTATTGCTAAGTATAGAGCAGATGCGTTGTTAGATGAACTACTTACTAAGACAGGATGTACAGAATATCGTGCATTCTTGTCAGGTAAGTCTAACTTTCGTAAGACAATCTATCCTGAATATAAAGCTAACAGAACTGCCCCTAAACCAATCCATTTAGAAGCATTGAGAGACTATGCACTAGAAGAGATGGGAGCTGAATTAGCACCTGAAGGAATAGAAGCTGATGATGCTATGGGTATCAATCAAACAGATGATACTGTGATTGTATCCTTAGATAAAGATATGCTCATGATCCCTGGTAAACATTTCTCATGGGAAATTAAAGGTAAAGGTTGGGTTAAGCCTGACAAATGGACTGACCAGACTGAGCTCGGAGGACTACGACTGTTCTTTGAGCAATGTCTTAAAGGAGATACTGCAGATAACATTAAAGGTATTGAAAAGGTTGGTGATAAAACAGCAAAGAAAATGTTAGCTGACTGCACTACAGAGCAAGAGATGTTTAATACTGTACGTGCTGCCTATGGCAATGATGAAGAGTTTATCATGAATGCAAGTTGTCTATGGATTCAGCAACATGAAGATGATGTTTGGAGAGATAGATTTAATGCCTATATTCAAAAGTAAGTTAGAAATAAAAGCTTGGGCAGAACTTAAGAAACATTTTCCAAGTGTCAAGTATGAACCAGATGTGATTGAATACACGCAGCCAGAAAAGATAAGGAAATATAATCCTGATTTTAAGATGGCTAAGAATGTATACATAGAAGCTAAGGGTAAGCTTGACTTAGCTACACGTCAAAAGATGGTATGGTTTAAAGAGTGTAATCCAGGTGTCATAATTATATTTTTATTTATGAATCCTGATAATAAGATAACTAAACGAAGTAAGACATCGTATAGTAATTGGGCTGAGAAAGAAGGTTTTCTATGGTTAGACTTTAGAAAAGATTGGATCAAAGCTTATAAGCAAATAGTTAAGGAGCATACGTAATGAAGAAACATTTAGTAATTGGTGACACCCAAGTAAAGCCAGGCATTAGTCTGGCTTACTTGTCTTGGATAGGTAGATATATTGTTGACAAACAACCAGAGGTTATAGTAATGATTGGTGACTTTGCTGATATGCCTAGCTTATCAAGCTATGATGTAGGTAAGAAATCGTTTGAAGGTAGGACATACAAAGCTGATATACGTGCTGTACATAAAGGTATGGAAGCACTACTCGCTCCTATGAATGCCTTGAACAACAGACTAGCTAAGGCTAAGAAGAAGTTATACAAGCCTAAGATGGTACTGACTATGGGTAACCATGAGCAGCGTATCAACACTGCAATTGAGTATGATAGAAAGTTAGATGGTCTTATATCTTTTGATGATCTACAGTACGAAGAAGCAGGATGGGAAGTAGTACCATTTCTTGAGGTTAAAGAAATAGATGGTGTTGCCTACTCGCACTACTTTGCTAGTGGCGTTATGGGTAGACCTGTAACATCAGCTAATGCTTTGCTTACTAAGAAACATATGAGCTGCGTTGCAGGACATCAACAAGGACATTCAATTGCCTATGGGCAGAATGCGACAGGTAAACAGATGACTGCAATCATTAGTGGTAGTTGTTATTTACATGATGAGAACTATCTATCACATCAGACTAACCAACATTGGAGAGGATTGTATATGTTACACAATGTAGACAATGGTTCATTTGATGAATGTGCTATACCATTGCACTACCTAAAAAGAAAGTACAAAAAATAGCTTGACTTTTGTGTATTTATATGCTATAATATTAATATGAAGAACAGTACAATAAGAGCTAATATAGCTAAAGAAAAACAAGTAGGTGGTAATCATTATAAACAATATGTGATTCAACCTATAGAGTTTATAACAAAAAACAATATCCCTTTTATTGAGGGTAATGTGATCAAGTATGTTCTCCGTTGGAGAGATAAGAATGGTATACAAGATCTTGATAAAGCAATTCATTACTTAGAGTTGTTAAAGGATATAAAAAGAAATGGTAAAAATTAAAGAGAAAAGAGTTTGTAATAAGTGTGGTGAGGTTGCCAAGATATGGGATGCTAAGAAGTGGTGGTGTTCTATAGATACATTAGAAGGTGAGTTCAACATGGTTGGTTACTGTCCACAGGAGAAAAAGAAATGATAGCAGAATATCTATTACTAGTAAGTTTATTAGATCCATTTGGTGCATCGTATGAACAATACGTTGGTAATTTTACATCATGTGATAAAGCACATATGTATTACATAGTACACTTTGATCCTCTAGTTACTAGTGATGGTTATCGTTGTCTTAATGAAGAGTATGTTCATCTACCTGTAGACTGGGATACAACAAGAAAGGAAATACATGAGTAATAGTATTAATGATTATGAAATCACTGGGGCAATCATGCGTAGCAAAGTGCCCTCAAAGAAATACAAAGATAACTATGATGCAATCTTTGGATCACTAACCTGTAATCACTGTGATTTTAAACAGGATAATAAAAACAACGTACTTTGTCAATCATGTGGGAAAACTATTGATAACAAAGTGGAAGGTCGGTCATAATAACATGCTTACGTTTAAGGAAGTTTGTGAAGAATTATCTAAACTAGACGAGACTACATTACTGGAAGTGCTTGACATCACATCAGATGAACTCGTTAACAAGTTTCAAGATAAGATAGAGGAAGATTTAGAATCATTAGCTATTGATTTAGAAAAAGATTCTGTATTAGATTTATTTAACCAAGATATAGATTAGGAGATAAGAAACATGGATGTATACCAATCGGTAATTGCTAGCTCACGCTATGCAAGATATATACCAGAACTCAAAAGACGAGAAACCTGGGCAGAAACAGTAGATAGAATGGTAAACTACTTACAATCTAAAAATGCAGGACTAGATAAAGAATTTAAAGAGATCAGAGAAGCTGTGTATAACCTTGAGATCATGCCATCAATGAGACTTATGATGTCTGCTGGTGAAGCATGTGATAGAGATAACATTGCAGCATATAACTGTTCATACCTAGCCATCAATAACAAGCGTGCCTTTAGTGAAGCTTTGTACATATTGATGAATGGTACTGGTGTAGGATTCAGCTGTGAACGACAAGAAATTGCCAAGCTACCAGAGATCCCAGCTGAACTATCAGTTGTTGATGATGTCATCGTAGTTGGTGATAGTAAGTTAGGATGGGCGAAAGCCTTTAAGAAGTTACTGTCATCCCTATGGGAAGGAGATATACCTAGTGTAGACTACTCACAAGTACGTCCTGCTGGTGCACGTCTCAAGACATTTGGTGGTAGAGCTAGTGGTCCTGAGCCTCTTAAAAGATTGTTTGACTTTGTTATAGATACATTTAAACATGCTAAAGGACGTAAGTTAAACTCAATAGAGGTCCATGATATAGTCTGTATGGTTGGAGAGATAGTAGTTGTTGGTGGTGTTAGAAGATCAGCCCTTATCTCCCTATCAAATCTTACAGATAAACGCATGAGAGAGGCTAAAATGGGTGCATGGTACAATGATTTTGCATACCGAGGGTTAGCTAATAACTCAGTAGCTTACACAGAGAAGCCTGATATGGAAACATTCATGGAAGAATGGGTATCTCTTGTTAAGTCTAAGTCAGGAGAACGTGGTATCTTTAATAGAGTTGCTGCACAAGTACAAGCAGCCAAGCAGGGTAGAGATCCTAATCTAAATTATGGTACTAACCCTTGTTCAGAGATCATTCTCCGTGATAAACAGTTCTGTAACCTCACAGAGGTAGTAGTACGTAATGGTGATACAGAAGAAACCTTAGCTAACAAAGTGCGACTAGCTACTATACTAGGTACATTACAGAGTAATCTAACTAACTTTCAGTTCTTATCAGCAGAATGGGTTAAGAATACGTCAGAAGAAAGACTACTGGGTGTTTCATTAACAGGTATCATGGATGCTAAGATAACAGCAAACCCTGATCCTAAACTACTAGAGAGGTTAAAAGATCATGCTAGAAGAACCAATCACAAATACGCAGACAAGCTTGACATCCCACGATCAAGAAGTATTACGTGTGTTAAACCTTCTGGGACTGTGTCTCAGCTTGTTAATAGTGCTAGCGGCATACATGCTCGTCATAACGACTACTATATAAGAACCATCCGTATGGATAACAAAGATCCTATTACTCAGTTCTTAACTGATAAAGGGGTACAAGTAGAGCCAGAACAGTTTAGACCAGATAGTACATCAGTGTTTAGCTTCCCTATGAAAGCACCTAAAGGAGCTATTACTAGGAATGACATGACAGCTATTGAGCAGTTAGAGAACTGGTTAGTATACCAACGTCACTGGTGTGAACATAAACCTTCTGTTACTATCTCTGTTAAAGATGATGAGTGGATGGAAGTAGGTACTTGGGTATGGAAATACTTTGATGAGATTAGTGGTATATCTTTCTTACCTCATAGTGATCATAGCTATGTGCAAGCACCTTATACCGATTGCAGCAAGGAAGAGTACGAAGCTTTGAAGAAGATTACTCCACAAGAAATTGATTGGACATCTTTCTTAGAAGAAGATGACTTTACTGAAGGCAGCCAAACATTAGCCTGTACAGGTGGGAGTTGTGAAATATGAGATTAACTATCTATCCAATACTAGGAGTACACCTCGGGTTTGAGTTCACCGATGGTGTAGTTAATGATGAAGCTATTAGCTATTTGTTAATAGATTTGTTTATAGTTCGTTTTCAATTTGCGTGGTATCCATAATGAAGTTAGCTATTCTAGGTAGTAGAAGTATTACAGACGATGCTTTAATACTGAAGTCAGTAGATAAAGTAGTTAAGGAATTAAATCCGAGTTGTGTATTGATTGGAGATGCTAAAGGTATTGATCCTACAGTAGCTCACTATGCACAGTCTCATGAGATAGACATCATTAGGTTCCTTCCATATCATTTGTTAGATCCCACATCTAACTTTGATAGTAAGTATTTCTTTGTTCGTACAAAACAGATTATAAACAATGCAGATGCTTTACTAGCAATATGGAATACACACAGTAAGGGTACAGAGTATGCTATCAAGTATGCTCAGAAGCTAGAGATTCCAGTGAAGGTAGTTAAAGTACCTCCTAAGACTCAGTTTGTCTACTCTTAACTGTCCAAAGGTTGATAGGGGGGAACGTCAGTTCCTTCCATTCAATCATTTTTTATTTTCCTTATTCCTTAATTTCTGTAATAAAATACCAATCCCTGCTAATTGAGCAGCTGATTTATTGTCTCTCATTAAAGTTTTAAACTCTTCATAAGACATATTTTTTAATTGTTCTGGTGTTTTCTTTACTAATTCTCCATATTTTTTTCCAAGATACCCTTGTTTAGCTGCATCTATAAAACTACTATACTTAACTTGCATATCACCATGTACTTTAGAAGGATTATCTAGTGATTGCTCCTTAATTCCATAAGATGATTCAGAACCAAAAGTTTTACCCGCAGCTGCTTTAATTTCTTCAGTAGTATAACCATCTTTATTTAAGTTAGTTAGCTCTGTTTTATAAACTTTAAGAGCTTGCATATCAAAATTAGTATTAAATTCTTCTAAGTTCTTTACCTGTTGATCAGTTTTAGGTTCTAAAGTATTATAGTTCTTAATCCAAATATCACGATTTTTACCCTGTTCAGTATTATAAAGTGTTGCCATAGTATCAGCATCTAATACTTGAGTATTATCAATAGGTTGTTCTACAGCAACTTGTGATTGTGATTCATTTCTAAGTTCTTCTTGTTTAGCAATAAATTTTTGAGGATTTAAATAATCTTTAACTCCTTTCATACTATTGTTAAAAGATTCTTGAACTACTTTTAGATCTATAGCTAGACTCATTGTGTCATTAACCTTAAAATTTCCATAGCTGTTTCTTTAGTTGCTTTTACTCCATTAATTTTAGCATTTAACCTAGCAACTGTATTAAGATTTTTAGCTACTCGTTTAGAAGCAACAGAAGCATTAGAATAAAATACACCTTCATCAGTCATTTCTATTTGATCAGGCATAACATTATTTGTTATTAAATCAGCTTTAACACCTCCTAAGAAAATAGCATTCTCATTTTTAGCATCATCTAAGAAAGTTTCAGAGTTTTCTTGCATGTAATTAAACGTAGTATCAGACATATTAGTTACTGTATTTAAAAAATTACCATTATATTCATATCTATTTTTAGGATTGTCTGCATGATATTCAGCAGTTTGAAATATGTTATTATAATAACCTAACATCTCTGGAGATACTTTATTTCCTTTAATCATTCCTTCAAACACAGGTTGTAGTTCAGTAATTCCTTTTTGAATCATCTCTCCATTCTTAGTATACTGAGCAAAAGAAGGATTATCTATTGCAAACTTTTTACCTTGAATAATAGCTAGATTAATAATAGATTGCTGTCTTGCTTGTTTTTCTCCAGGAGCAAAGGAAATACCTGCTGAAGTAGATATAAACTCAAAACCTTTAATTTCTAAGTTCATTAACTCAAGAGACTCTCTGTCTTTACCTGCAAGTAATCTACCAAAGTTTTGTTGTGCTGCAATCGTAGCATTCGTATTTTCTAGTCTTTCTTTAAAAGTTTTACCTGATAAAGCATCTGAAGACTGAGAAGATAAACTATTTAAATGTTCTTTCATTAACTCATAAGCTTGTTTATTTTCATCAGTTGGAGGTAATGCTGCAATAACTCCTAAATATTTTCTAGCTTCTAAAATAGTAATATTCTTTTCTCTATCTGCTGCCTTACCATCAAGTTCTCCAGATAGTAAACGATCTTCAATGTTATTAAGTTCATTAGTAATATTAAGCATCTCGTTACTAGCTACTACGATTGTACCACCTTTAAGATTAATATCTTCTTGTAAAGCTGCAGCAGTCTGTTCATTCCTTAATGATCCATCCTCAATCATTTGTTTTACTGCAGCCCTTTCTTTATCTGCATTTTTATATTTAAGATATAATTCTTGTTTATCATCATTATCCATAAACATGGGTGTTTCATTTTTAGTTCTAAGATAGTCATCTATAATTTTTAGTCTTTCTGTTTCCGCTGCTATTTGTCGTTCATATAAAAGATTATCTTGCTTCATTAAATTAGCAATACCTCTATTACCTAGGGCTTGATTAACTCCTTTAGCAATTTCATCTGCATAAGCAGGATTTCTATTAGCTAGAGCTTGAGTATCTTTTAAAACTCTACGCTCATATTCATAAGGAGACATAACATTTTGTTCTTTTGCTTTATTATATAATGTAGTTATTTGATTAAGCTCATTCATAACTGCTTCATTATCTGGGTCATCTGCTAATTGTTGTTGTAAACTTTGTTGGTCTTGTGCTATTTGATTTAAATTAGTAGGACTCATGCTTTCATAATCATCTGCTAATTTTTGTCCTAACTCTTGAGCTTCTCCCAGAGTTTGCTGTTTATCAAATTGTACTGCTCCTTTTATAGCAGTATCAGCTACATCAAGTATACCTGCAAAACTATTATACTTAGCAGGCATAGCCTGTGGTGTTGCATAGGTAAGCCCTGGTTGATTTTGTTCTATTTTAGTTGTATCAAATGTAGCCATTTTTAATTTCCTTGTTTATAAGCATCGTTAGCATCTAACATCCAAGCTTCCATTTCATTTAATTCCTCAATTGAGTCAGGGAATTTACGTGATAAGGTTGCTTTAAGAGTTCTGATTTGTTCTATAGTACTATCACTATAATAAGGAGCATCATATTTAAAGTCTTTTTTAAATTCTCTATAGAATTTCTCAGCAAAAGAAACATCTTGTTGAGCAATCATGGTTAATGCTTGATCCATAAACTCATTATGTTCTAATGTATTAGTAACTAATGTTCCTTTATTTAATTTAAATTTCCAGACAACTAAAAATTCTTTAACCTCGTCTACTTCCATTGGTTTATTACCTCTGGATTTGCGATAAATTTGAACAGCTCGTTTAGCTTCAGCTCTAATATCTGCTTTTTTATCAATGTTTTTACCTGTTTGATCCCAAAGCATTGTTGTCCTAGAATCAGGAGCACTTAATAAAGCCTTCCAAATTTGTTCACCTGAGGTAGTTTCTAATCCTGTATCAGCTCCCGTTTTAGTTATATCAGCAGTCCACTCATCTGTTAAAGCACCAAAGATTAATTTTTCTGCAGCACTAAGGAAAGGAATCATATCTGTAATAACAGCCTTAGTCATTCTCATTTTTTCTGCAGAAGAAAAAGCATCAGAATTATTACTATATACATCAAATAATAACCTAATTGCTCCATTGTCACCAAAGATTTTTTTATAAAAAGCTACAGAAGCACCCATTTCTTTTGTATCTATTGTATCTCCTTTAGCACTAGCCAGCATCCTAATAAAATTAGATATAGGACCTAATGGAGAATTACCATGAACACTTAATACCTCTCCAGGAACAACAAAAGTTTCCTTACCTAAGTACTTACCATAAGCATTAGCAATTTGATATGAAAGATTTAGTTTACCAAAGTACTCACCCCAAGTTCTCATGTCAGGATCTTCATGTTCCATTAAATAACTACGTAAATACTTATCTACATTATATAAACTAGAACCATATATTGCAAAATCAGCAGCCAATAAAGCAGCTCTTTGTTTTCCAGTAAAAGGAGTTGCTTGAGCATTCCAAGTTCTTTCAGACATCTTTTGTGAAAAAGAGGTAAATAAACCTAAGTACCTTAAAGGTAAGTTGCTTTGCCAACCAAATGCCATAGAGTTATTCATACCACCTGCAAGTCTATTTGCATCTAAAGCTATCTGTGATAAAGCTTCAGGTGTTTTCCAACTTCTCTTAGGATTCATTTGTTTAAATTGCTCTAAAGCAACCATCATAAATAAATCTCTGTTAATTGTTTCACCAAATTCAAATCCTATTTCACCAGCTTTTTGTGCAGTTTTTTCTAAGTACATTAAAGGGTTTAAATAAGATGCTGTATTAACACCACGTAAACCAGTAAGATTAGTGCCAGAGGTAACACCTAATTTAGGCAAGGTATTTATACCAATTCCTTGATTGTATACATGATCTCTTACATTATTTAAACCTGATTTTTCCATAGCATTAATAATAAGAGCATACTCTTCATTTGTATACTTAGTAAATTTCCCTGTTGTAACATCAATGCCTAAGCCTGAATCTTTTATTGCTTTTTCACTAAGGTCCCAATAGCTATCTATATGTTTATTTAAGTCACTAGTACCCTTTTTCATATTACGTTGTAATGAAATTCTTTTTGATGTTATAGTCAACGCATGAGTATAAAGTCTAGCCATTTGTATAGGATTACCATTAGAAACAACAGCAATAGGTCCTAAAGAGGCTAATGATTGTAGAATAAACTGTTTAACAGGTCGCATTATAATCCATAGGGAAGTAATAGGTCTTAAGGGAGCTCCTGCTACAGAACCTGGATGACGTTGAGCATATCTACCTTTACCAATAAAGTATTTACCTGCCTTAGTTTGACCAGCTGTTGCATCAGCAATTTCAGCTAATGTCCCCCCTAGCCAACCTACAATTCCAGCTATATCTCCTCTAGCTTTACCCATTTCATAAATATAGATTTTATCCCATATTGCTAGAGCATGATTATAAACATCACTATGCCCTGCTACCTCTTGTATTTGATCTCTACTAGGAAATCTATCTTCAATCCTACCTAAACCTTTTTGAGGTACATTATCTTTAGGTGCTATTTTTATATAAGGATTATTATTCATAAAAGCATTAACAAACTCTGCTTTTAATTGTCCTGTACCTACTATATCCATTACAGCAGCTCCTGTAGTCTGAGCTGTTTGAACTAATGTAGAATAAGGATCACTTTCTAATTCATATTTTAAACCATTACGTAAGGACTCATTTGTTTTTAACTGATGTCTTTGTATTTCCATATCAGCCATTTCACCTAAGTCTTTATTATTCCGTCTTTTTAATTCTGATACTAAGTCAACCTCATAAAAATAATTAGCATTATCTAATGTATTCATATAAGCTATAGCATCTTTTCGTGATTGAAACATAGCTATAGTTTCACTAAATTCAGAGAGGTCTCGGATAGCTTTTGCTCTATCATTAGAGTAATCTATTTGTCTACCATTTTGTTTAAATCTAACAGGATACTGTCTTACTACAATACCTTCATTATGTATTTTAGGAACATAGCCTTTAACTTGAGGACTTAAATCTCTAGGTAATGGTCCTGCTTTAACTGTACCAAATACACCAAAGTTATAATAGTTTCCATCAGGAGCTAAGAACTTTTTAGAAAGTTGATGAATTTGTTGTTGAGGCATCCCTGTACCATCTTGTACATAATGAGTAGCCTCTTTATTTAGATTATTTGATTTATGTAATATTGGTTTATTACTATTAAAATCCCATACTTCATAGTTTGCAACAATACGTTGAGCATTGTCAGGAACAAAATTAATAAAGTCATCTGCAGGTCTAAATGTAAACGTATCCTTTACAGGCATAGGCATACGTTCTTTTGTAATAGGATCTATATAATAAAAAGAACTGTTATATCCTTCATCTTGTAGTACTCTTCTAGCAACTTGTTGTCTCATTTGATGTAACTCATTAGTTACAATTCTAAATGATTGTACAGCTGTTTGAAACTTTTGTACTTGATCATACCTAAGATTAGCTTCACCAAGAACTCTACCTATATCTCCACCTGATAACATGTCTTTTTGATTTCTACTCATGTATATTAAAAGATCAGAGAATTGATTTTGTTCTTTAGTCGTCATTTCTTTTTTATAGATTTGATTTAATCTTGTTAATGTATTATTAAAAAAGGATTCTTTTGCTAGATCTTGAGAGAAAAAAGCATCTTCCATTTTCTGAGCAAACTTTCCATAAGGCGTAAAGATATCTGAAACTATTCCTTTAGTAGTAGAACTAGAAGTTTTATTAAACAATGTTCTTAGTAATACTCCTTTTAACCCAGTATATCTATCTTTAGGAGTTTCTTTCATAGATCCAAAGAAAGCATCATACAAATCTTTATCTCGTTTCCATTCAATACGATAAGTAGAAGTAGGTCTCATTTCTTGAGGAACATCATCAAAGTTTCTAAGGTAATTATCTCTATCTAGTTTAGCTACCTCTGCACCATCTATTCTTCTTACCTCATTTAAATTACTATCTAATTCTATAATTGTTACCTCTTTGTTTGCTAGTTTTGCATCAACACCAGCTTCTTCTACTAATGATCTTTTTAATTCAGTTGCAGATACTACAGCATCATTTAAAGTAACATAGTCTGATGTAGAACTCTTTCTAAAAATTAATCTTGTTTCAAATCCTAAAGGAACAGGTTCAAATACTGAAAAAGATTTAGCAGGAACTAAGGGTACTCTAGGATTAATACCATTAAGACCACTTGATATAGTTTCTAACTCTACTAATCGTTGTGGTATATCTCTAGCTCCTTCAGGCATAAAGCGTTTAGTAGCATTCATTTCTGATATAAGTTTTAATTCTCTAAGTGCAGCACTATCAACTAACCATCCAGGATTATTTAAATTAAAGATATTTCCATTAGCATCACTAAAGTATTGTATTACAGTTCTAGGACTCCAACCAATAGTTTGTTCACCAGTATTATTTAAGATAGTATCAAAGACTTGCATTGTAGGATCTTCTAATCCAGCTTCAATTAAGTTAATACCTTTCTTAGGATTAGTTACCATAGTTGTAGCAAGAGGAGTATTAGCTCTAATTTGTACCTCTCTTGATGCAGGAGTGCTAATAGTAGTTACTGCTTGAGGAATGTTTGTTGTATCTAACTTAGTATTGTCTAATTGTTTAATTAATGCAGCACCTGGCTTACCTACCACTACTTTGTTTTTAAGGTTTACAGTTCCTTTATATCCTGATTTAATTCCTTTAGGTCCGAGAATACCTATCAGTATATCAAGAGGGAGTGATACTAAAGCAGGATCATTTGGATTAACGTACTCACCAACAGCTTGAGTTGTTTCAGCAAGACTTGATAAAAGTTTTATTGATATAGTATTGTTTAAATTTTCATCATCTACACCAAAAACTTCATTAAGAAATTCTTTATAAAATTGTGCCCAAGAAGCACTTAATGTTTTATCGTTAGGATCATATTCACCTGAATTTCTTTTAGTAGTATAATCATATAAACTTGTTAAAGTACTGAGAGCTTTTCCATACTCAGTTTCATCAGCCTCTAATATTTTACGAGCTGCTGCAACTTTTTTAGGATCTAATGATCCAGTACCCTCTTTCATATAATTTATAATTAAACTACCTGCTTTAGCTACAGGAGTTTGTATACTATTAGGATTATAACTTTGTTGACCAAAGTAAGCACCAAAAGAATCTAATATATCTACTATCCATTTAAATCCTTGACCAAAAATCATATCTGATATAGCTAGAGGTTCTGAAATTACTGCATCAACAATAGTATTACCATCATACTTATTTAATTGTTCTACTTGCTGATCAAAAGATTTACTAGAAGGTTTAGGATTCTTTTGTTCTTCTACCATATTTTGATAGGATTGATCCCATGCTGCTGCTACATCTAAATCATATTCTTTATTATCTTGAGCTATTAAAGTTTCATCATTTAAATCTTTACCCGTTTCCATAAGATATTCATTACTTAATTTCTGTTTATATCTATCACGTAGAGTAGGTTCAAACTTATTTTTATATAAATAATTTTCAAGATACTGACGTTTACTAGATCTTTCCATTTCAGGATCTAATAATATATTATTAATTAAGTCTTGGTTTTCTTTATTATCTTCTTGTTGAAATTTAAATTGAAGAGATTCTATAAAGGAAGATTGCCCTTTTTGTTGTGCCTCTTTAAGAATATTTAAGTAGGTATCAACAGGATTTTCAGACTCTGATAATATAGAAGCATAATAAGCATCATTGTTATTTACAAGTTGAGGCTCAGGAGGTGCTTCATATGGAGCACCATTTGAAAGATTAACTTCTGGAATTGTTATACCATTTAATTCAGACATTTATATCCTTAGCTTTTAAAAATATTACTAATACCTTCAGCATTAGTCAGTAATGTACCACCTAGAGTACTAGCATCAGACCACATACCACTTTTACTTGCTGAAGTATTAGCTTGTGATCCTGCATTAGCAGCGGCTACATTAAATCCAGTAATTTGATTACCTACATCTTGAGCTACATTAATGTTACCTAAGTTAGCAGAGGTTTGTGTACCAATAGAACCAATAGCACCAGTGTAAGAAGATGTACCTCCAGAGCCTAATGCACCCATACTACCTTCAATTTGCCCTTGTTGAATACGTCCTTGTCTAATACTAGATAATCTACCTCTCTTTTGTAGTAACTGATTGTACCTATTTCTAGCTTCTTCTGCTTTATTTTGTTGTGTTACTTGCTCTCTTTGGAAACCTGATTGTTGACTTGCATACTTTTGAGATTGAATATTACTAGCTACATTTATACCTAGACCACCTACTTGCATAGCCGTTTTAAATCCTTCACTACCTAAAAAAGTACCGAAAGAACTAGATTGAAGACCTGCAAATGGTCCAACACCTGCTAAACCAAAACCAGTAGCTATTGCGGCTATTGGCAATGCTACCTTTGCTATTTTCTTAACTGCTTTACCCATTTTAAATCTCCAATACTGTTAAATAATTTAATATACCATCTTCTGTTAGAACAATACCTCCAGGTACTTCTTTTGCTCCAAACACAATGTTAAACTTTCTTTCTTTCTTTGAAGCACAGATACCATAAACCTTCTTAATACCCTTGTCCCTTAACTTTTGTTTTGCTATTTCTAAACCTTTTAAATATCTTTTAAACTTAGTATGACTCCAAGAAAGACACTCTATGTGCATTTCCCAGTTATCTAGTGCTTCATTCCAAGTGATTCCAATGAATCCATTATCTGGTTCTTCGTACAGTATTTCCATATTATTGTGTTGTTAACATAGTTACTGGATGACCCCATCCTAGTAATCTCATATCCTTACCAAATTCAGAATAAATATACAGGCTTAAACATTTACCTGATCCTCGTAATTTATTCTTAGTAACTACCATAGAGTCTCCACTAGCAAAGCTACCTGCTCCTGAAGGAGTATAGTTTCTTAGTATCTTGTAAGCTTGGAAAGGATTACCCCATTTTCCATTAGCATCGGAGTTTGCCCAACCCCATTGAGCTTGTACTTGAGCACCAGATTGATTAGTAAATACTAAATCATCTCCTGATAATACAAATCCATCTTCAGTTCTTTGGAAGTAAAAGAAAACATAGGGTATTTGTTTTTCTCTCATAATGTCACCAAACAACTCATAACCTGTAATTAAGTAACTACTAAAGTTAGCACCAACACTATCCTTAGTCTTCCAATCTACAAAGGTATTATCATTGTATTCAGACAGGGTAAAAGATGTACCATCTATAGTTAAGAAACTGAATTGGGAAGATCTACTAATAGCTACATCATCATCTACAACTACAGTATCTCCTGCTGTTACTAGTACAGTATCTGTTCCTGCAACCACAGTCTCCTCTTGTTCATTTACTGAGTATCCTGGAATATCTACATAGGCTGCTACATAAGGAGAACTTCCTATTACATCAGATATTTCATTTTTATACCAAGCAGTTAAGGTTAAATCATATATTAATTCTTTGTTATATTTATTAACATAGTTTAGAGTATCATAATTTGCACTATCATTATAAAGAAATCTAACTCTGTTTTCTTTCTCATCATAGAAACCTCTAGCATTATTTTTACCTGCTTCTGGTATCTCTAAGTAAAGCTTTTGAATAGAGGTTAATGATATAGATTCTGCTGCAAATCGTCCTGAAGCTGTATCAGGTTTAAGTAAGTATATACCTGCTCTTGACCAGTAAATAAAGTTACCATTAACATTAACAATTGCTTTAGGATTAAATACACCATTAGTAGAAATCTTAGAAGCTTGGAAAGAGGTTGCAATAAACCCTCCAGTATCTCCATAGATCTCCCATATGCCGTTTTCTGCAAAGACTAGTATAGATGCTTGCGAAGCAACAATTCGTACAATACGAGTGATCTCAGGTATCTGTATGGAGCCACCATCAGTATCTATTAGATCATTAATACCTGGATCAGTAGGATCAGCTTCTTGGTAACAAGTTCCTAAGTCATTATCATTTCTAATAACTTTTGAAAAGAAAATATAACCAGAGTAGTTAGGTGATCTTGCATCTCCATTAGAAACAGTAGAATCTATGCCTGCATAAAATAATCGTTGTGCATAAGAGGTAACACTAGTAATTGTACCTTGTTCTTGATCTAAAGGTAAACCAGTAGTAACATCTGACTTAGCCATCCTAGATGTACCTCTGTTAA